CTGTGGTTACATTACCGGCACCAGCAGTGTAAGCATCATTAACAGCACGCCTCAAGTTATCGTCAGGTGCTAAACGACCTTCAGCACGGGAAGCAGACAACTTACGAGCATTGTAAGCGCGTGCTCTTACTGCCGCTTGTTCCTGTGTAAACTCTGTACGCCTATCAGCGCGGTCTGCTGTGTAAGCGATTCTTTGTGCCGAGTTTCTGAACCCTGCATTTTTCTCTTCTCTACGAGTTGTAAAGTCAATCTGCTTTTCACGAATATCTCTAAGGGACTTTTCAATAGCAGACACATCTCTACGAGCATCATCAATAAGTTCTTTGTAGAGGGCAACCTCTGGAGACTTACGAGGATCTTGTGAGTAGTATTCTAGCAACCACTCGTATTGTGAAGCAAGTCCATCTATGTAAGTGGACTTGTATTGTTGGGCACGGGTGCTGGGTTTTCCGTATAGGTCAGCGACACTAGGCATAAGTTATCTTCCTTTATTTCTTTATTGAACTTGTCAGAGAGCCAGCCATTTCAGGGTTTAGAGAAAGAAACTCTGCAAACTGTGCTTGTTCGCGAGGGTCAGTAATACCATAGGCATTACCAACAGCCTTAGCAACAGCAGGATCTTTGGCACCAGCAATCTGTCTTTTTCTTGCAAAGAAGTCGCCACCTGCTTCTACGCCTTGTTCAACTAACGCAGCACGACGCTCTCTAATAGACATTTCTCTACGGGCTTCCTGAGCCATACGGTCTTCAAGTTCCTGTCGCTGTGCTTGTTCCTTTTTGTAGTCTGCCTCGGCTACTGCTAACTCTGCCTGTCCCCTTGCTTCAAGTGCGGCTGTATCTGCTAGTCCTGCTTGTAGGAGAGCCTGCCCCCCACCAACATCAGAAGATGCCATGAGTTGCCTACGACGCTGTTCGCCTTCCCTCTGTGTCTGAATAATAGGGGATGCAAACTGATCACGAAGCATTCTTTCTTCTTCAGCAGAAAGACCAAGCGTACCCATTTCCTGTCGTCTCTCAAGTTCGGCAAGTTGTCGCTGGTTGTACTTATCGTAATCTGTTTCTTTACTACGGATTCTATTACCGATTGCTTTACCGACAACAGGTAATCCTGCTCCAATAAGCAACGCTCCAGTAGTTCCTATAACAGCCATAGTGGTTCTCCTTTACATTAATAGTGTGGGTGTCAAGTTAGAATATTTCTGCGGGGTATTTTTGGTTCATACCATTTCGTGCTGCAACATTAGAGTCGGCACCGGGTTCATAAAAACATTCTACCTGTAACTGAAAGTCTGATTCATAAACTTTGTTGTTTCGTGGGTTAACAACAATCTGGAACTTATGCCAACCACGCTCAAGTGGTGAGCCTGTAGTATCAGACATCCACTGTAAGTAAACATGCCTGCGCTGTGCAGGTACAAGTGTTTCGGGGTCTGCAATAGTTGTGGCAACAAGTGATACTGGTGAAGGTGTACCACCATTTTCATTAAAGTTCATAGCGATAGTATCGTTGTCTACAACACCATCAACGGCAACAAAGTAAGTGTTGCGAATACTATTTGCATTTGTTCTGTTTCCTGCCTCAAAAGGAAACCAAAGTCCCTGACAAGGATCAATGCTACCGCCATCAGAAAAGAAAGAACAAGTAATCATTACATGACCTGCCTGTTCCAAAAAGACTTCCTTACCAAAGATGGACACAAAGCGTGAGGTTGTTCTTGGATTGTTAGACTTAATAGTTGCGGATTGGTATCGTCTTTCAAAAACCTTGGAAGACTTTGTTGCAAAGAAATCTGAATACATATCTCCAGATACAGGAAAGTTAAAATCATCTGTGACACCAAAGAACTCACCCTGCTGTAGATCTGTATGGTCAAAAGTATTTGTTTCTAAATCAACATGCTGGATCTCAGAGTTGATATAATCTCGGGCTGCTCCGAAGTTTTCCTCTACATCTGCGGCATCTACATCGCCGGCTACAAAGTTATTTGGGGGTGTATAAGCCATGGTGTCTCCTAATAGTTGGGCTCAATCAAGAAAGCCCATCTGTTCTCAAACTTAACAGTACAGTTTGTTCCGTTATCTACACGACCTTTCAGAACAATATCTGTAATGGTAGTAGTGAGAGTTGGTATGTAAATAAATGAGACTGGGTTTCTGGTATAAAAAGTAGTTGTCTCTGAACGAGAACCTGTAAAGCCTCGTCCATCTGTAATCGTTCCGTATCCAAAGATAGGAGAGATTCTCGTATCTACACCACCGATAGTGGCAAAGATAGCAAGATAATATTGTGCTGCGTTTTTGTCATCAGGTGTGGAACCTGAACCTGTATAAGCAGTAACGGTAGCAAAGGGATTGAACTCAATACGAAGCATATCTCTGCTGCCCGTAAGAGTTGTGGAGTATCCTGTTGAGTGAACATCTGAGAAAGAAGTTGTAGAGATAGTAACATCACCCGCCAACTTGGAGCGTGTAGCGTTATGCACTCTGCCTGAGTTTGCACCTGTTTTATCTGATAGATGGTCACGGGTGATTGCTTCAGAGCGAACATTCTCTCCTTCAATCTTGCCTGCGGTTCCATCAGTGTTATCTTCTAACTGCTTGAACGGTGAGTTGATGTCGGCAGCCGCTGGAACTGTTCTTGTTTTCTGAAAGTCAAAATCTGTTTTAGCCATTATTATTACCTGTATTGATTCCTTACCCACAACTGGGAAGAGTAGAGAACTACCTTTGCATCATCAGGAAACTCTCTCTTGTTATTTTCAATGTCGAAAGTAGCAGAGATTCTGATATCAATGTCTGTGTTCTCAGAAGCACCTACAGGTATAGCAAAGTTTAACTGATAAGTTTGTCTCTTACCTGCGGGTTGTGGTCCTGTTGTTGCAACCATAATGTCGTTTACAAAAACATAAAGTTGAACGCGACCTTCGGTTCCAAAGTTACCTGTAAAACCATCGCCGCTGCGGGTAAAGCCATAGTATTCTGTATCAAGAGTAGCGCAACCTTTTAGCATACCTTCTTTGGTTGGTACTCTTAGGAACGCACCGCTATTGTAATATTGAGATAGTGGGTTGATAGAAGATACCCATTGTGGTGCAGCAGAAGAAAAGGTCTTTTCTGGTGGACCTAAAATAGTTGTGGTAAGTGAACCCTCGGCTTCTCTAAGATAGTTAAACTCAGTTGGTCCTTCGCTTGTAATGTAGTAAGCATCTGTATTACCAACCCAGCCAACACCGTTGGTCTGTGAACCATCAGGCTTTGTAAAGAAGCCTGTTTGTCTTGTTGGGTTTTTAAAGTTGTCTTGTTCTACTCCCTCAAATGGAAGTTGGTCACCTGATAACTGACCGTTGAACTCTGAAAAGATTTGCTGTGACTCTTGGTTCCAATCATCATTTGAAGCAATATTCTTTTCTTTCTTTTTGTAGTGTGTATAAATCTTAGCCATTATGAAGTCTTCCTTTGTCCTGCTCTCATGTTGATTGTTCTGCGTTCGCCACCAACCAACTCAATCTGGTAGGAAACAACTTGGAAAGTATTAGAAGAGCGAAGACGGAACTGGAACCAACTAAGAAGTCCAGTGTTTACATCCCAACGAACACGGGTAGATCTACGCTCACCCCATTTAGTAGAACCAATCGTAAGAACAGACTTATCAAAAGTGTCTTCATTAGGACCACCATAGATAGCGTCTGCATTTGCGGTATCAAATAGTTCAGCAACCATTGTTGGGTTTGAGCCGCCAGAAGTAAAGTCTTCTCTGTAATCCTGTGCATAATCTAACTGAATAGTATTGTTGCCTGCTGCAAGAACTTCTACCTCAACAGATATAACACGCTTCTTAACTGAATCATCACCAAATGCTTCCCAAGCAGATGACCACTCAGCCTCAAGTGCAGGACCTAAGAAGGGGTCTCCAATAAAGTTCTGTTGCTGTGCATCTACATTTACTCGGTTTGCTGGTAGTCCTTCCATTGTACCTGCCCATACACAAAGACCACCGGGAAAGTAAAGATTAGTATTTATGACTGGTGCGTTGACGATAGTTTTGTTTTTGAACGCAGCAATAAATCTACCATCGGGGAGTGTGGACAAACCATTTACATTGAACTGTGGAACAACCTCTGTAGAAAGATCTGCCTTTGTTACTAGCCTATCAACCAAGTCGTTTCTGAAAGACCACACATTACCTTGTGTGTGAAAGACAACAGACCGTGAGTTATGGGTCTGTCCATCAACAGGATAAAAACACCACCATTCTTTTTCTTTGTGAGAATATGCCGCAGTTGCTTGAGCCAAAGAAGATTTAGATATCCTCTTCATTTCTTTCATAATAGTATCAGATACTCTCTCAAGCCTAACAGACGAGCCACCAATAGTACCGCCTGAAAAGACATAGACGCCATCAGGAGCCAAGAAGAAAACTCCAAGCCCCTCCACATTGGTTACAGTATTTGAAGCCGTTGTACCTATGTCTCCGCTCAATCTGGTGCATAGTAGGGTTCCATTACCACCGGGTCTAACAACATCAATCGCACGCTCACGGAATACTAGCAAGTTGTCGTAGTAAGGAAAGATTTGTGTAATCGCACCACCGGAACGGTTACCAACATCAAAGTAGTTAAAGGTTGGGAACTGCTCGGGAAGTCCTTGTTCAGAATAAATGATACGAGTTTCGTTGCCCTGTCCACCAGCAAGCCACATACGGTTGTCCCAGTTTGCTGAGAATCGGTAAGAGGTAGAGATAACTGATGAAGCAAAGCGTGTGGGCGCAGCAATCGTAAGCAAATCGTCAGGTATAACATCTGTGTAGTTTAGGGTACAGTTGTCATTGATTTGTGTAACCAAGAAATAGTTTTGATCTCTTGCATCATTTCTAAGATCACCAAGAGATTTGGTTCTGTATATTCTGCGAGCCACAGTGCCGGGAGGTCCAATAGGAAGGCGCTCAATAAATGTAGCGTAAGTTCTGTTGCCACCGTTGTTTTGCCACTGAACAGTAGCCGCTGATGAAAGCGGCGACTCTGAACCTGTGTCTGTAATAAAAGTAATCTTGTACTGATAAACATTTACTTTGTCATCATCAGTGTGAAGACCTAAACCACCGGGTGAACGGGCGTCGGCAAAAGCCATAGAAATGGTTCCACCTTTGGGTGGTGGAAAAGTAGAGGTAGGTGGATCTGCATCTAAATCACAAGTGCCTGAAAAGTAATCAGGGTAAGGACCAAGAATCTGTGGTGGTGGTGTAGGTGAGGTAAATCCAAAAGGAAACACACGCTCACGACCCCACCACTTTAGGGGTAGGTCTTTGCCATTAACGATAGTAAGGAATCTACCAAAGGGAGTGTACTGTTCATCTGGGTCATCAGACTTGGGTGAGGTTCTTGCGGTAAAGTTTAGGGAACGAAGAAAAGGATATGTTGGTGTAGTCATACCAAAAGTATTTGCATGTTCATACTTTAGAAAACCATCTGAAGTTTTGTAGACTTTGTAAATCTCAGATTCTCTGTGACGAGTCCAAACATAAAGACGAGACTTATCAACACCAAAGTTAGATGTACTAGCAAGGCTATGGTTAGAGTTAGGAACAGACTCGGGCTCCCAACCTCTATCGTTGATCCAACCAAAGCCTGTTTCATCTCTACGCATATTGACGATAGAAGATGCTGTTTCGTTAGGAGCCTGATATCGCTGGTCAATACCACCAGCGATACGCTCACCAGATGAACTGGTCTTCATAGTGATTTATTCCTTAATGATTGCTGGTCGTAGATAAACCTTCTACGCTGAATACCAAACTGTCCCTTCTGAAGAAGCATGTCAGTTCTATCAACATAGCGCTTTTCAAAGTCTTTCATCTTTGCGGTTATCTTATCTCGGTAAACTCTAGCCAACTGCAAGTTACCATTTTTGTTATAGATATCCTCAAGAGCACCATATACAATCAAGGAGTGAAACTCGTAAGGAAGTTTAGGTGTGTCAGTTGCTAACACAAGTGGTGTAGGCTTGTAGTAGTAACGCATTTCTAAACGACGGAAGAAGTCTCTGATACGGGGTGGCACAACTCCTGATGGTGCAACTTGGAAGTATTCAAAGTCAAAAGCATCAATGCGTGGGTAAGGTCTAATCTTTAGATGCTGTCCATCATATTCTCTGTAGATTTTAGTTCCCTGTCTGAAGGCATCAATGTTGTAAATGTCGTGTTCAGAATCAGTATCAGCAACAATACGAGGCTGATCTTGGTTGGTGTTGTTTAGAGAAACAGGGTCGGGTACTGCCTGACCAATAATAATCTGTCTCCAAAGTGGAAGACCTAACCTTTCACCTGTGCTGTGGTTGAAGTTTGCATTGTACCAAAGAACTTTTCTGAGACCTTCAAATGGTCTCTTTGTGCCGGGACCAGAAGTGTAAGTTGTGTTTAGTGACTTAACTGGCTTATCATCAAAGGTTAAGAAGGTGATTCTAAGTCGGTTGTTTGATTGTGCTGGAATATTAAACTGAGTAATCACAGACTCTGAAAGAGGACCAACTTGTTTGTCAGGGTTCATAAAAGACCAACAAATCTCATAGTATTCACCATTAGGTAAATCTGTAGGGTTTGGGTTTTCCAAAGAAGGGTATTCAATCTTTAGTTTTTCAGCGGGAGGGACAACCGATGGGGGCACAGGTATGTAGGCTTCTGCATAGGAACTTGCGTAATCTTCTCTTAAACCCAGTTCTTCATCATGTCTGGGGAGTATTCCGTTTAGTTTTCCATATGGCGGAAGTATTCTACCACCTCCTTGATTCCCCACCGGTATGTCCCTGTGAGCGACTGAAAGGATTTCAATACAATCTTCTGGTAAGGTATAGAATCTTGCTTTGGCTTGCCAAGCATTTGTGACAGTTGTGAGAGCACCAGTTGTAGGTGACCTCATTGGTTCTGCAACAGTAAGTGTGGTAGTAGAAAGAACCTGAACAATAGTATATTCTCTACCATCAACTTCTATTACATTACCTTCATAAACATCTTTGTGTTCAAATAGTGAAAACACATCAGCAGAGAAAGTGATTAGTCTTTGACCGTCATTGTAAATTGCTGTGATTGGCACACCACCAGCGGAACCAAGTTCTCTTGCAGAGTTGATATCTGGATACGCTTCCAAGAAAGTTTGCTTCTGAGCAAACGACCAACGCTTTGACCTCCACAGGTTAAAGTAACTGAAGTTTAGTAACTGATCTAACTGATTTGAGTATGCTTGCAGTTCAGGAGAGTAATCAGTTATATTCTTTATTTGCTCTCTTAGTTCTTTTAAGTTCATAGTTTTTATTCTTCCTTGAAAGTCCTTACACTATTATTGTGCCTGTCAAGTTAGGATGTTCGTTTACCATTTCCTCTATACAAGATATTCAATGTGGCACCTTAAATGGCAAGTACAAAAATGCCCCTCACCCCAAATAAATGAGGGAGGGGCAGTCGTTAACTTGTTAATCAAGTATGACGAGCGATAACATACACGGTGCCAAGACCAGCGCCAGCGGGACCAGCCTCGGGGGCGATAGCAACAGGAACACCGGCAGCGTCGGGCTGTGCAGCCGCGATAGCGTCATCCATTGAACCAGCGGTAGCGGTGACATACAGAGCGTTGCCCTGAGCGACACCAGCGAGAAGTTTAGCCTCGCAAAGACCACGGGTACAGACGAGAGCCTTACCGCCCTGAACAACACCGCCGGAACCATCATCGGACTCTGCATCAGCAGGTCCAAGGACGATACCAACAACGGCAAGTCGGGCAGCATTATCGGAAGCCTGAACAACCTGAATCGCACGCTGACCATCGGTAAGAGCGGCAGTTACAAAGTCAAGAGCAACAACATCACCTGCGTTGAGTGCTTCACCAGAAAGGTAAACCTCAACCTGACGACGGTTCATTGCATCAAGATCAATGCCTTCTGCGGCACCACCGGGGAAAGCGGAGAAACGCTCGGTTTCTAGGTACTGAACTAATGATTGGGTAGCCATTTTTTATCTCCTTATTAAATGCCTGAAAGAACACCGCAACCACGGAGGTGATCAGCAATCAACTGACCCTTCCAGTAAAGTTGTGCTGCACGGGCAGTGGTGCCAGAAATGTGCTCAAAAGGACCAACGGAGTAATCACCATCAGGATGCATAACCATCTTGATACCCTCGAAGTTTAGTAGTAGTGCTGAGAAGCGAGTTGCAGCGCCAGCGTTGGCGGGCATCTCGTTGTCCTGTTCCATTACAGCACCGTGGAAAGCCAACTGAAGTCTACCAGCATCAAGAGAATCTGCGGACATGAATCTCTCGTTGGTGAATAGAGCAGCCTTGTAGGCTTGGAAAGTTGCTGGGTTTACGATGATAGCGCGAACATCACCGAAAGGTGAGAACTGATTAGTGTCCTGATACACCTGTGTAAGATCGTCTACGATAGTACCAGCAGTACCCTGTAGGAAGGCGTTGAACCAACCGGGAACATTGAGGGTAGCCTTGTTAAGACCACCAACAGTGTTGGTCTGGTTAGCGGCATCAGCCGCACCAGCCTCAAGGAAACCGGTAGTGGATGACTCACCGTTTAGGGTGTTGAGGGTAGTAAGAGTGGTAGAAGAACCAGCAAGAATCTGCTTGTTAACTTCGCGACGAAGCATAGACATAACATTCTTCATACGAGCCTCAACAATCTTGACGATTGCCTTTTCGCTCTGGTTTTCCATCTCTTCTTTCTTGGTGATAACGATTGGTGCCACAAAGTCAGACCACTCGTAGATTGCAGGACGAAGAACATCGCTGACTGCGAGGGAAACTGGCTCATACCCTGTGGGTAGAGTGGTGATCGTTGAGTGATCAATAACGCTTAGTGGGCGCTGGATCTTGATACCACCGTCCTCGTACTCTATACCGCCATTGGCTTTACAGAGATCAAGGAAGGCAGTCTTACGGTACAACTGGTCAACCTCAGAATCTCTAATGGAGTAGAGAGTTGAGGAGAGCAGGTCATTAGAAATAGCCATAACTTTTCTCCTTTATTGATTGTATGGTTTAAATAAGTATTACCTAAAAGTCTAAGTTGTTCCTTACGGAGTCTATTGCTTTCGGGGGTTGTCCTTATTTATATCCGGTGACCTTACGGTTCTGACAATAAAGGATGGACGAATCCCTTTCAACAATAGTGATCTTGTCAAGTACCCTTGACGCGACCCTGTGATTTGTGGAACTGATAGGCTTCCCAAGCAGACTTAAACTTTGGTGCCTTTACATTTCTGGGAGATACATTCTTACCATTGCCAGTCTTGTATAGACCTTCACGGCTTGACTGTCTTCCTGCTAACTTTTCTTCACGGAGTTTGCTTGCTTCCTCAGAAGCAGCCCTACCCTTTACTAGCCAGTAAGCATCTTCCAACTTTAGTTCTGGTCGGGAGTTAAGCATCTTTGCAATCTCAAGGCGATGTTCCTTTAGATCGGGATGCTCTGACTTGAACTTATCTAACTGGTTCTGTCTTTGGGTTGCTTGCATTTCCTGCTGTAGAGGGGCAAGCATCTGCTGCATCATCTTTGCTGCTTGACGCTCAATCTCTTTCTGTCTTCCCTCTGTATCCCAAATGTCATACTTCTCTTCGCTATTTGCTTTCTGGTCAATGTTGTCACGGAACGCAGGAGAGTTTAATAGTTGCTGCTGACGAAGTAGGTCAGCACGCTGCACTTCCAAATCAGCACGCATAGCGGCTATCTCCTGTGTTTTCTTGGTGTAAGAACTACGAAGGTTCTGAATAACTTTCCTTCCGTTCTCGGGAATATGTCTTAGCACTTCCTCGTAAGGTACACCAATCTTATGTTCGCCTGACATAACAGGGTCTTCATCAAAAGACGCATTGATTAGTTCATCAATGTTAAAGGCATCTACTGCCTCTTCTGGAATGTCGGGGGTTTCTTCTTGGGTAACTTCGGTGTTGGTATCTTCTACGGTTTCAGACTGACCAGTCTCGGTTACTTCTTCACTCATGTTTTCTTTTTCCTTTTGGTTTTAGTTTTCCTCACCTTCTTGAGATCTGCCTTCGTAATCTTTTTACGAGGTGGGGCAACGGCAGCAAGTTTCTTTTGTTTCTTTGAATACTTTTTGTAGGGCATCAGACGCGCTCCATCATTAGTGACTCAATCTCGTCGTCTCCCATTTCATCCATAGGTACAGACTCGGCAACTTCTTCTTCACTAACTTCTTTCTCTGATGGACCTTCCTTAAGAAAGCGTCTAAAGTCTTTGTCTCTGCTAAGTGAGTCAAGTCTACCAGCAAGACGAGCAAGGTCTCTATCGCTGGCAACATCAGAAAGATCAATCATCATTTCTTCATCAACAACTCCCTCATCAATCGCATCTGCAACTGCCTGTGCAATCATCATCAACTCACGCACGAAGCGTGCTGGAAAGACTTCTACGCCCTCAGAAAAATCAGGGTATGTCTCCATATCAAACATTTTACTGACTTTGTTGTGGGACCGTACAAGGCTGTTAAGAGCCGCTTTACTAAAGTCTCCCTGTGGAGCCATCGCTTCAAACTCTGCCTCTTCCATATCTCGTAGGTCACCAATGGCACCTTCGGCTTCAGCCTGTGCCATCATCATACCGGGGTCCATTGAATCCATCCCCAGAATCTGGATTTCCATTTCTCTAGCCATAACTTATCTCCTTTATTCTTTAAGCATTTGGTGAGCGGGGAAGGTTTCTGTGACAGCCTTTATCTTGTCCCCATTGTTCTTCTCAAGATTGGCTTTATAAGTTTCGTTTATCTTTGCTTGTTCTCTTTCAGCATTGTGCATCTTTTGTCTGTGGTCATCAATAAAGTGCTTACCTAAATCTGATTCAGGTACAAAGCCCTTCTCTCTCATTACTCGTTCTTCTTCTCTCTTAGATGAAACCTTGCGACCTAATGCTGTAGAGAACTTGTTAGAAGAAAGTCCTTCTCTCCAATCAACACCCCAAAGAGATGCAGTCTTTGCTGGCATAGAGATTAACTTCTTTAAAGTATTACCACAGTTCTGACACTCTTGTGGTTCATCGCAGCGACTTACTGGTAGAATCATATCTGTCCAATAGTTGCAGTGGTTACATTCATATTCGTATATTGGCATTTATTTTACTCCGGTATTGGTAATGGTATAGAACGCTGTTGTGCTACAAGTTCCTGTGCTAATACTTCAGCACTATTGGTAGGCTGACCTTGGACTGCCTCTGCTCTTGTACGAACCTGTGTATCTACAGGTTCAGGAACTTCCAAGAAAGTATCTGGTAATCCAAACTCACGAACAATCTCTTCGCGAATCTTTTCAGGAGGAACACCCAACTGACTCAGCACAGGTAGAAGTTCTAACAACTGACGCTTCTTAAGTTCTTTTGATAGTGGGGTTGCTGCTTGGTCAAGAGCAAAGTATCTAAACTTATGGTCAAGAGAATCTGCTGTAACATAGCGTGGTTTCTTTCCTACCATGATTACAGGCTTGTCGTTTTCTTCTAAGGTATACACCATCATGCGTGTATAAATCTGTGCAATATCTTCAATGGCTTCATCACGCTCTCTTGCCATACGACCAATCTCTGATGCTGTGTATTGTGCTAATGCAGTAACCTCTGTAGCAGTTGCTTTAGTTGCGATACCCTTTGTGTTAGGGGAGATAATAGAACCTCTCTGAATATCAGACTCAACCATTTGTAGGTATCTATCAAAGTTCGTAGACAAAGGCGTAACAGGTACTTCACGAATAATGCCATCAAGTGTTTCATTATCCACAGGAATAATAGCACCATCAACACCCGCTGTAATCTTAGCCAAGGCTTCTTCATCCATTGCTCCTTCCTTAACTAGATACTGTCTACTATCTCTACGAATAGCATTAGCCCAGAAGGTACGGATTATATTCTTTTCAAAAATCTGATCATAAACTCTTCCGAGTGTGGAGTATCCATCCATAGGCTTATCAGGAACACGGCTATAATAAAGACCAACAATAGGTACAAGTGGCTCGTTGTCATAGGTCCTGAGAGGAATGGTTCTCTTTTCAAGTAGTCCTCCATCTTTCCAGTTAGGTGAGTAAACATAAAGCATGTCATACATAAAGTCATAGAACTCTACAACCTCAATGTACTGGTATTCATCTGGGAGACTATTGGTTCTATCCACAACCTGACCATCATAATCGTGGAAATAGTTTGGCTTACTTACAGGAGTGAAACGCTTGTTCCCATATTTTTCTTTTGCTTCTTGTAGTGGGATGTAATAGTGGTGTCCACAGTAACGCTGCTCTTCCCATAGGTCAGCATCTCTATCAAGAATAACTTGCCAAGGTTCTAGTGCTCTAATACGAACACGCTGTAAAGGGTCCTCAGATACCGCAGGAGACATCTTGAAAAAAGACATAGGGTAGATAAGGGCAAGACGACTTCCGTTCTCTAATGCCTTCCTGTTGCCTTCTAACCAAGAGTTAACAGATGCTCGGGCTAACTCTACATTTTCTACTTGGGTCTTCATAGAATCTACTTCAACTGCTGGTGACTTCTCAAAGAGACTGGCAATATAAGATTCTACAAAAGTATAAGCATCAGATGTTTCCACTCTGATTGTGCTCTGGTCATACTCTACATCTTCAAAGAATCTGGTAAGGTAAGCAGACCTAAGCCGTCTCATATCTTCCTGTCTATTACCCCAATGTTCTTTGTGGTCCATTAAGCAAGTGTGTATAAGACCAATGGTATCTTGTTCAGTTCTGGGCATCTGAGTTGTTCTCCGTTACATTAGTATGGGGCTTGTCAAGTTCTACATTTTCTATGTAAAGATGTGCTACTGATTGTGCGATAAATACAAAGCCATGCTTCTTGTTAGACCAAAGAAGAAAGTCTGCTTCTTCTTGTAGTTCTCTGAAGGGATTGTGTGGTGCATACTTGTTGTAGTCTTCTTCAGTTGCCTCACCACAGAAGATATATAAATCTCCTGATCTTTTATCTCGTACTAGTTTTCCATATGACATTTAGTTGTATCTCCTTTTGGTATGGAATGAGTGGGCTGCTGCCACTCGCTCTGCTCTGCGTGCTCTTACCCAATGTGGTAAGTCTAAGACCTTTGGTAAACTAACTTGCTTTAGACATTGTAGTGCAAGTGCCAAGGCTACTACTCGGTCACCGTGTGTGGGTAGATTCTTTGGGTAATCAATCCTGCCCTTATCATTTAGATAGTATGCTCGTAACTCTGCGTGTGTAAGTGTATCAAGATTGTTGATGACTCCTTGCTTCAGTGCTTCCTTTAGTTCTTCAAACATTAGGAACTTTGTCTTTACATTAGTGTTCCAGTCTTTGTTGTTCTGAGGATTCTTCCATAGATTTGTGTATCCTCTGTTTCTCATTTCATTTAGTAGGGCTGAACCTATTGAGTTCTCTTCTATCAAGATACGAGCCTCACCATATTCGTAGGCAATATGTTCTAACCTATCTGCTGTCTCAATAATACTTGTGGTGTTTGATGACCAGATAGCAACTGGTTCATAAGTTACTTTGTCCATTACTACTATGCATGATGGGTCACCACCAGAACCACCACCTACATCTACGCCAATGGCGTATGCATTCTCTTTGCTGTAGTCTGCAAATAGATTAAAGTAATCATCCTGTGGTTCAATGCTCAACTGATTTGTATAAGCAAAACATTCTGGTGGAAAGTATGCTTGGCTATGTCCTGCGTATGCTTCATCAATCGTGGCAGGATATTCTCTGATAAACTTATGGTAACCAAGTTGTTGTATCTTTGTCCTTCGCCAGTACAACTGAGGAAGATCTAACTCATACATTGCTTGTGCTTCTTTCTCTTCATCAGTCCAAGACTTACAACCTCTATGATTGCTACGGTATTCTTCGTGCATTGTCCAAGGAAAGAATAGTAGGTGTAAGTTAGCCTCACCTCTTTGTGCCTTCAAGATATCTACATGATGTGGATCACCAAAGACATTAGCAGTAGATTCCTGAAACAACCTACCATCATTTAGTGAAGCAATAGCAGTAGCCTTTAGTTCATCAGCATTAGGAGCGAAGGCATACTCTGATAGATGAATATAGTTTGCTGAGAAAGAACGAAGACCTCCCTTGCCTTCAGCAGATACAGCGATAACCTCTGCACCAGAAGGAAGTCTCATACTTGTAGTGTTGCGAACTTCTAACTCACCTTTAATCTGTGGAGGAAGATTGTCATAGAACCTGAACCACATCTCAAGTAGATGCTTTGATGAAGCCAACTTGTGTGAAAGGATAGCGACAGTGATAGGCTCCTCTGAAGTAAACCATAACCAAAAGAGATATGCGGATACTAATGTAGAGGAACCTATCTGTCTTGCCTTCAGGATAATCATATGTTCGTCCATAGTAGTAAATGCTTTGAGCATTTCCTCTTGCTCTGCATTTAACTTGAAGCGAACTAACTTACCCTTTTTATTTTTAATCTTTAATCTCGGGATAAAGAGGAACGGGTCAGCAAGTATCTTGCGTAACTTCTTTTGCATAGTTTTCGGATTAGATATCTTGCGACCCATTTGTTTACGCTACCTCTTCAATCATTTGCTGTAAGGTGATAACACCATCTAACTCAGCCTCAAGTGCTGCCTGCTTTAGTGATTCATAGTGTGCCTGTGCTTCGTCTTGTGTATCAAATGTTCCTTGATAAACAGATCTAAACCACACCTGATAACGATATCCTTTTGACTTAGATGGGCGTGCTGACCAGCCTTTGTGGGAACTTGTGTTGAGGCGGTTGATTGAACGGGATACAATCCTAAGATTAGAAAGTGCATTATTGTGCTTATCTTCATCAATATGATCAAGGTGTTCGTCTGCATCTAAAGCACGACCAGCACAGCATTCTGCAATAAATCTATGTGCTGTAAAAAACTTATATTGTCCTCTTCCCAGATGAACCTTGAAAGATTTGTAGCCATTTCGATTGGCAACTAACTTCTTGACTTTCATCTTTTGTTCACCAGACTTGAGGGTTCTGATCTTAATAACCTCATTGGTATCTGTGTTGTAATAGTGGTCAGTGTATGTGGGGTGTTGTAGTAGCATATTAAATCTCCTTTATATGTAATGCTATTCGTCCAGCCATTCCTTTAGTTTGGCTATCTTTAGGGTTGAAGCCGAGTCAGTAGGCTTCTTTGTTTTGCTCTCGATAAGAGCAAGTTGTTGGATTGCAAACTTCATCATCTGCTCTCCGTGTCTTGGTTCTTTGTCACATTCTAAATCTTCAAAGCAGTCTTGTACTAACTGCCACAGTAGGAACTGAATGTTCTTTGTCTTAACTGCTTTGCGTATGTTCTTTTGTCTGATAGTTAAATGTCCCTTACCGTTCTTGTATGCCATTGGTTACTCCTTTATTTTTTGTTTTGTTCTCAGATGTAAGTTGAGTTCTACTTTGTGATGGATTGGTTTCTGTGTAGGAAGTTGATAGGTTTCAAGGTGTGGGCGAAGTTCGGATAGGGCTTTATGGTAAACCTTGTTAGCCCATTGTCTACTACACCCAAGGTAGTCTGCTATTTCTTGGAATGTTTTTCCTTGTCCTAAATACATGTCCACTACTTCCGCTGCTTCTTCTGGTAGGTATTGTTTCAGTACCTGATGGTAATCAAAGTCAGGTTCTTGGTATTTAAAATCTCCATCAATAGAACTTATCCATTCATCCTCGGGATTGTGATTATGTATTGTGTCCAGTAGTTCTGGTATGTAAGGAACATATCTCCAATCATCTTTCTTTATTCTTTTTGTTCTCGCGACCTGCTTGCTTGGTCGGTTTCTATACTTGGATTTCTTTGTTAGTTTCTTGGTCATTATCATTAACCCTCCACTAGTATATAGTACCATTAATAGAAAAGCAACTACTTTATTAAACTTTTTTTAGACTTTCATTTATTTTGTGGTTGTCAACAGATGTCACAGGGGGTTGCCAATCGGACACTGACCCGATAGATTATAGGTGTGAGAGGGGGATAGGCTCCGCTCACACAACCACCACGGAGAAATATTATGCCAAACTACTGTAGTAACCAGATGGTTATCAACAACCCCAACGAGGATGTTCGTGCTCTCATTCGTGAGGCTGTTGCATCTGGTGAGTTCTTTGCTTCTCTCTTTCCTGTAGAGGAAATGACTGATGAAGTCTGTGAGGGTCTTTACGACAACCCTTCTGCCTACAAGATGAGCACCGCTATGGTTTCCCACTACGGTAGGTGTATCCTTGGCTGGGGTACTAAGTGGGATGCTCAGTCTATTGAACTTGACGAGCACGAAGACAAGGTTGTACTTTCTTTTTCTACTGCTTACTCTCCACCCATTCCTTTCTACGAGAGGATGAGGAAGGAGCACGGCTGGTCTATTCAGGCTTCTTACGAGGAAGGTGGTATGGACTTCGCTGGTAAGTACGACAACGGTAAGGACACTACTATTGAGTATTCAGATGTTGCCGCTTACTGTAGCCTGTTCCAGACTGACGAGCACCCATCGTTGCAAGGGTTTGCTGATGTTAATGAAGACGGAC